GTTGCATTATATGAACCAGCTGGAATAGCTGACATTGGTGCACCACTTGAAGATGAAGTTGCTAGTGCGTCTTCGGTAATACCTGTAATTTTAATACCGCTCATTACTTAGTACCTCCTTCTTTAATTAGACCCATGATTTTTTTCATGGATGGTTGTGTTATTTTTGCTGGCAGATTGAATCTATTTTTAGTAATCAATCTGTTAGAAGGTGCTACAATTAACACCCTCTGTGGTACTCCCTCAATCTCTTCAACTGTTAGATAACCAACAATGTCAGGGATTCCTGGGAGTGTGCTCTTGAATGAACCAGGAAGCATTGCAGTTGTCTTAACTGCTCCAGTGTTTTCGTCCTTGTCATCAAGTGAGTGAGCTATAATAATTGATGTGAATGGTGCTGAGTGTAAAGACCTAAACACATTGTTAGCCCAGTTCTTTAAATCACCCCAGCGACCAAACTTATTATTTTGGTTTTCTGGTTTCTCCCCAAAATACTTTTCTGCTCTGTCCATTACTACACCAATAGTGTCTATGATTACAGTCTTGTATTTATGAGGCTTAGATAGTAGGTCATCAGTCACTGCAACAAACTGTTCGTGTGTTGAGATGTTTAGCACATCAACATTCTTCCAGTCTCGTGCGATGGCAGATGCCCCACCTTCGGCATCAAGCAAGAGCACAGGACCCATGCCTTCTACCTCTGCTGCAGATGCGGCTAGCCAAGTTTTACCTCTGCCAGCATCAGCAAAAATCAGTATACTCTTTGGTGCATTGAGAGCTTCTGCTTTGTGAATAAACTTTGCAAAGCTTAGCTCTGGAAATTCGCTACTCATATTTTCTCCTTCTTCCATCCTTGTATTTGACATTCTATCACATATTTGATTCACCACAAAATTAGGTGAATCTTCGGCGTGTCGCTAAATGCCCACGTTGCACTTGAAGCACAATGGGTGTGGTGCTATTGAGTCTGGGTGTAGCCCGTCCTCAAGCTCTTTCCATAGGTACTTGACCCTATCCCAAAGTGCCAGCGCAATTGACTCATCATAGTCTACTGAGTAGACCCAGATGTCGTTCTCGTAAGTTCCGTCCCTGTTGATAAACACTAGGCTAGCTCTGTCAATCTTAGTGCCTGAGTTATTTAAACCCCAAGCATAAAGTTGAACCTGACCAATATACTTCTTCAGAGTGTTCTCGCTGTCCTCGTCATTCTTAAGACCAGCCACTAAGTTCTGTAGCTTTTTAATCTTTGGTCGTGAGCTGGTTTTCCAATCAATCAAATGATTGACATTAGGCATAACCAAATCAGGCCTAGAGCTAACGACACCATAGCCATCAATTTCTCCAAGCGTGATTTTGTCCTCGATAAGAAATTCAGAGTTATCCCCATGAACACCAGTACTAATACTGTGCTCAATAAAAGAATGAATTGCAGTTCCAATCTTTCCTCCTAACCAATACTTAATTTCTGGCTCTGGTTCATTTAACAAAGCCTTAGCCAAGTGCTTTGTGCAAGGGTCTGAGATGTTACTAGCCCCAACTTTTTTCTGTAGGTCCCTCTCGGACTTCTGTGTGAATAAACCCACAGTAAAATCCTTAACCTGTGTATCAGTCAAGCTCATAAATCATCTCTTCCGTAGTAAAGTTTATGCCACCCCAGACACCCCACTCTTGGTTGCTTGCGACTGCAAAGTCGTAGCACTGTTTCAGTAGTGGACATCCTGAACATAGCATTTCAGCTTGGTCTTGCGTTACATTTTCTGGATTGTCAATGTAAAGATTTGGCTCAACAATACAAGGCACATCTGTTGGTGCTGTGTTGTTTATACCCTTCTGAAGATTGTACCATAGTTTTTCAGAATTGTCAAGTAGCAACACACCTTCTGGAATCTCAAACGCTTGAGCCTTTTCCTTCTTGCCCCCAGCAACACCACCATTCTTTAGTTTATTTCTCTGGTACTTCTCCCTTGCATATTGCTTTCTACACTCTCTGCAAACCCTAGCATTATCATAGGCTCTGATAAAAGTATTCTCTTCGTTGAACTCGTGCCCCTTTGAGCAATGAGTTCCTCTTACTCTTTTCTTTCCCCAAGGGTTATGCTTTTCGGCTTCTTCCCATTGGTATTCACTCACTTCTTAGGAGCTTCAAATGCTAGGCGAGTTATCTCTTCGGCGGCAAGTAGCACAGCGATAGGAGCTGTAGCTGTAATTAGCACACCAATCCAAGCTCTAAAATCTGTAAGCTCGCCATTCCAGAATGACAACGTGTGTGCAATGTTAGCAACCACAGAGATACCAGCAAAGGCAATTAGTCCAAGCATTGTTCTCCAAGTTGATTCACCTCTAGCTTTGAACACGACCAGTGAAATAGTATAGGCTAAAATTGCGGCATCTATAAACACAGCAGGTAGCCACTGGATAACCTGAGGGATTCCAGTCCACTCTGATACATCATAGATACCTGTAAAAGATACTATAAACGAACTAACCATTAGCAATCCAACTAAGCCAACTGCCGTTGCTAGCACTGGTATTGCATCAGGATTTATCCGCGTGCCAGTGTAATTCTTTTTAGGTTTGATTTCTTCACTCATATACTTGTGCTCCTTCTCGTCATAAATAACTTTCTCTGGTTCTTGAATACTATAAAATCCGTTTACCTCATTTTGTAATTCCATATTTATCTGCGAACTCCTCCATATCTTTTTCAAGTCGAACTATTTCTTTTCTAATTGCCTCTATGCCTATGTCTAGTAATTCTAGTCTAGTCTCTAGGTCTATCTCATTGTCCATCTTTATCCTTTGTGAAATAGTTTACAATCATTCCAATTATAACAGCACCCACAGACATTGGTATTGCCCAGTATAATACAAAGTCATCATAGACTTCTTTCATTTTGCTTCTTTGCTTTTGTTTATATCTGATAAACAATTAGGGCACTTTTCGTAATAAGCTTCTTCATAAACAAACTCACACCAGAAACATTCAATCACTGTTAGGCCACTTTCCATCAACCACCAGCAGTCCAATCATTGCGTAATTAGCCAAGTCCATAAAGCTATCTCGCAGTGGTTCGTTTACAGCGTCCTGTTGGTTGTCTACCAAGTGGTTGATGCGTGCCATTTTATCGTGCATCCTAACTCGCAGTCCGTTGATTGGTCCCCCTGGACTATCGCTAATGTTGCGTGGTCCATAGTCCCTGTGCTTAGCTAGCAGTAGCTCAGCATTGTAATCAAAGTATCCTCGCACAGTAGAGTCAAAGGACATAGTTGGATTTGGTTTTACTTGGCCTAGTTTTGCAAAGAAGTCATAGTCATCAAGCATTTAGTGCCTCCTCAATCATATCAACTAATGCGTTTGTATTCTTTGTCAGAAATCCTGGGTCTTGCTCATTGAAGATATCATATATCTTTTGTAGCTTTTGCCTAGCTTCTGTATTCAGAACGTGTTCAACATAATCTTCTGGTGTCCAGCGTGGTGGATACAATTCCTTGTCCCGCTTCCAGTCTAGATACTTCTCTACTTCTACAATGTCAATCACTTGTCCTCCTCAGGTTCTGGTATTGGTGGGTAGTTTTCTGTTAGCCACTCTTCATTCATCTTAGACATTCTTCTCCTTCTTTAGTGTTCTGTTCATACTCAGTTGCTTCTCAACTAAGTTGCTAAGTTGTCCCTCATCATAAGTATCTCTTGCCAGTATGTCATAGACCTTGACTAGCTTCTGCTGACCACGCCTTCTGATTCTATCTAGCACCTGCTGATTGAGCACGTTGCTGTCGCTGTGTGATAACCAGACAACTGTTGAGCAAACATCTTGTAGTCCATCCACGCCTTCAGCAATCGCAGGGATAACCGCAACAATATATTTTAGCTGTCTGTTTAGGAATTTTTGCTTAGCTTCCTCACGCTGTTTCTGGTTGGCTTTACCTGACCACTCAAAGGCAATCTCTGCCTTCTTATTCAATCTCCTAGTCACCAGTCTAGCATACTTCTGGCTGTCTGTCAATAGCAACATTGGCTCATCTGGATTGTCTTCAATGATTTCCATAAGTGCTTTATACTTGGTGCTTACAGACTCATCATCAAAGTCCACGTTGCCCTCAGCATTTATCACAGGTGTAGCTAGGGTAATCTGTCTTAGCCTTATCCTTGCGGCAACTGGAACTTCAGCAACCAGTGGGTTATCCTTTAGCCACACAACTAAGTCCTTCTCAAACTTATCATATATCTTTCGCTGTGCTGGTGCTAGGTCTACATATCTAATCTCCTCAACCACATCTATCTCTTTGTCTGGGTAAAGCCTGACGTAAGAAGGCAAGGCACTAACAAACCTACCCTCCTCCTTCTCGCCAACTATCTCGTGCTTTGTAAACGGAGAGTATCCCATCTCACACCAGTCATAAGCCCAACCCCAAAAGGATTTAGGTATTAGCTCAGGCCACAGCCAGCGAGTCACTGCCCAGAATCCCTCAAAGTTATTGCCGTAAGGTGTGCCACTCATTGAAAGTTTATAGCCAGCCTTGAGCCTCATAAGAGCCTTGTATGATTTACTCTGCCTATTCTGTGCGAAGTGGCACTCATCTACCACAACTAGGTCTGGCTTGTATCCTTCCCATTGCTTACTTCTAAAGTATTCACGACCAATAAAATACCAGCCCTCTTGCCCTTCGTAAAGATTACGCAGGTGCTTGAGTCCGTTCTTGCTACTGTCAATCTTGTGTAGCCCATTAGCTTGGTAGTCTGTCTGCCTTTGTATTGTGTCGTGCCAACCCCAGAAGGTGTTGAGTGGACCAATGATTAGGTTAGTCTTGGTTCCAAGCCCTAAGGCTGTCTCGGTAGCCATCAAAGTCTTTCCCGTCCCCATAAGGCTGGCGTTGAGAGTCGCTCTGGTAGGCTCTGAGATAGTCTTCTCTACTGCCTTCATCTGTTTCGTATCCAGTGTCAGCTTCGGTAGTTTCGCTCTCAATGGTCTCCTTCCTATTGTTGTAATAATATAACCAAACTAAAAACATTGCTATACTAAGTATCCCTACCAATATCCCTCCAGTG